ACTAACCAAGGGCGAGCTGTAACGTTTGCACCATAACCTTCTAAAACTGGAGTCCAAGTTTCTCTAATTGAAGCGTCGTTCAATTTTTTGAAAATTTTTGTTGCCATTTTTTAAAAAATGTTTTTTTAATTTTGTGCTCTTCTTTTAAGAGCGTCCATGTAGTTATTAGAATAACCACGTAGACTTTCGTTTATTTGGTTTAACGATACGTAACCTTCTTTACCTTGGTTTTCGTTAATAGAATTATTATTTATAATTGTGTCAGTTGCAATTCTTTCATTAATTCCTCTGAAATCGCGAGAATCCCAGAAAGACTTAACTTGATATGAAGTATTTAGAGTAAAGTTGTTAGCTTGAGAAGCCATCCAATTTTTCTCTCCGTCAGTCATACCTTCAAATAATTGCTTGTATGCAGCTGGCATAAGTTTAATATAGTTAGGAGTGTTTTCAACTTGTTTATTAAGAACTGCTTCCATAATATTAACAACTTCACCTTCATTAAAGTAGATAGCTCCTTGCATTGTTTCAACAATTGCAGATTTAGTAGCTTGATCTAAATTATAGAATGCTTGCTTACGACCTTCGTTTAACAATTTTAGGAATGGATATTTGTTTTCCAAAACAGCTTTAGCTGAATTTGATTTAATGTGAGTTAAGATTCCATCAACTGCTCCAACTAGATCATCAACTGAAGAAGTTTCATTAACTTCAAATTCTACGCCTTCGTTTAATTTTTTAACTTCTCCAAGTAAAGAACGAGTTTTAGTTAAAGTTGAAGGAGTAAGTTTTTCATTTAATGATTCAGCAATATATTCTGAATAATTAATACCTTCATTAAGGTTTTTTCCTAAATAGTTAGAATATTGAATAGATGCATCTAAGTTTTCAGCTAGGTAATTTGAAAATTCAATTCCTCTTTCTGCACTTTTAGCAACGTATTCTGTATATTGAATTGAATTATCTACGTTTTCTGCAATGTAGTTAGCATATTCAACCGTTTTTTCTACGTTTTCTGCAATATATTCAGAATAGTTAATATTTTCATTAAGTTTTTCTCCTAAGTAACTAGAGTATTGAATATTCTTTTCTACTGTGCCTGCTAGGTAATCAGAATAATCGATTACTGTATTAACTTTCTCTGCAACATGCTCAGTGTAATTAATACCTTGATTTAGCATAGTTGAAAGATAGTTAGAGTATTCAACTAATTGCTCCATTTCACCAGCTAAGTAATTAACGTATTCTACCATTTTAGCAACAACTGGAGATTCTCCTTCTGTTGCACTTTCGCTGATCTTTTGAAGACCTTTATTGTTTTTAGAGATGTTCTCTTGTAGTGTAGAGAATTTCTTTTTAACCAGTTCAGAATACTGATTCATCTCTTCTTTTGTTACAAACTCATTAGCCATTTGCTGTGTGTTATTTTGTTTAGTTGGTATTTCTTGATTATTTATTCTGTAAATCTTCACAGAATCCTCGAAACCAAAGTTTTCAGAAATATCTGTTAACTTGGTAGTGATTGCAGTAGTTCTTAATGAATCTAGTGATTCAAAGATTGCAGAATAGTTATTTTGCAAACTTTCAGATACTTGGCCAAGAGATGCTTGTGCAAAACCTGGCTCTGCGACTGCATCGTATGTAAAGACTTTTGCTAATTTAACCTTTCCGTCTTTATCAACATTGCCTGCAGCTCTTGAAGAAATTGAAATAGTACATCCTGCTAAAACTAAAGTTTTTGCAATTCTACCGCATGGCGTATCTAATAGACGAAGTCTAATTTTTACACTATTAGTAGGTTCATCATAAGTAAGTCCCTCAATTACGTGAGATACATTAGCTAATGAAACATCAAATTTTTGTGGATGATCTAATTCACCAAATAGTCTGCGCTGTTTGATCTTCTCATTTAGGTAAGTTAAATGAGGTAAGTATTCTTCTTTTTCGTAAACGCGATTGTTTTCATTCATTATTCCGAAAACTGCCGCAGTGCCTTCAAGAATAATATCGTCATTTTCTCTAGTTACCGTAACTGCTTCATTTAGATGCTCAATGATAAACACTGAATTCTCTGGGATAGCAGGTTGGTTTAAACTTTTAATATTAGTAGTAGTCAACTTAGTCAGACTTTTTTGATTATTTATACGCGCCCATTCCTATTACTCTAGGTAGGCCGTACTAACATTATTTATTAACGTCAATCAGCAAGTCTTTTAAAATTTGTAAGTTTTCTTCACTTATGTTTGAAAAATTAGGCTTTTTAACCATGATCTTAAACACATAGCTTCCTTTATTGCCGAATGCAGAGAGCAAGCCTTGATTAGGTATTTTAACTGTTATATTACTTAAGGTATCTCGGTTAAATGATTTAATTCGATACTTTTTGCCCATTGGGCTTTCTAGGATAACTTCTTCAGTGAATAATATATCATGTAAACTTAGCTCAAAGTCCTGAATAATATCGCTTTGGTCAAGGGTAAGTCCTAACATATCAATGTTTATTCGAACTATTAAATCACCAGTAACTACTGAATTTCTTTTTTTACCAAAATAGTCAGATTCTTCAATTTCTTGACTTGAACCGCCTCCTCTAACTTTTAAAGTAATTAAATATCGTCCATGGTCAAATGTAATTGGATAACTTTCATTTGTCAAGTCAATTTTAACCCTAACTTGTTTATTTTCAGATTTTGCCGAGCCAGAAATAGTTTTATTTACAATATATTGTATATCAAATGAGGCTCCATCCATTAATTCCTTAATTGTTGCCCATTTATCAACCATTATTGTTAAATTTCTAAAATCAGGTGGCCTGTTTCCACCAAATGAAAAGTCTCTAAATGATCCAAAATTACCAAAAAAATCAGCATTGGCTGAGCCTTTAAAATTTCTAGAATTATCATAAGCCTTACGCTTATCTTCATTGCCTATTGTTTCATAAGCCTCTGCAATTTCTTTAAACTTATCTTCTGCTTCAGAGCTTCCGCTGTTCTTATCCGGATGATATTTAGTTGCAAGTTTTCGATATGCTTTTCGTATATCGTCATGAGTCGAGGTTTCTAAAACTCCAAGGGTCTCGTAGTGATTCTTCAAGAAATGTGAATTGTAATTTAGTATCTAATACTAATTAGCCAAAATAAGTTTAATGGCCAATTGCAACTGTTTCAGAGAGCATTGCATCTCTTAAATTTTGTATGTATTGCTGTGCAGCTCCTGGAGTTGAAGGCATTTTAGCATCAATCATTGCAGCTAATCCAAATAGAGCAGCATATAAAGTATCACCCATCACTGCACTTTCAACAATATTGGAAGAGCCGATTCTGGTTGTTTTACCATCAATATGAACATTTTGTGCAGTTGTTTTAATTGAATTTGAAACTACGTTTACCTGAGACTGACTCATTACTGTAATAACATTTCCATCTAATTCAACTGACGATAAGCCGTCTTTATGATAAAGTTCAATTTTAGAATTTTGATCAATGTTTAGGTAAGAGTCTTTCATCTCAAGAGTTAATCCTTTACCTTTATTGAACCAAAATTTAATTTGCTCATCTCCATCAAATAAGATATAGTGAGCTCCTTCATATTCATAATCAGTACTCTTCTTAAGTTCCTCTTTAATATCATCTCCGATTTCCTGTACTTGCTCATATTCTGGAGAATAAAGATCGCCATTATTAAATCGGACATTTACAATTGCACCCTTTTTAGGAATTGAAATTGAGCCGGCTTTTGCATCTTGGCCAAAAAATGCAGGCTTTTGAGACTGTACTGCCCATGGAATATCCTCAACTGGTAAAGTATCAAAAATACTAAATACTTTAATTTTACACCGACCCTCACGCAATGGGTCAGTAACATCAACTACTTCACCAAGAAATTTGGTAGTTAGGTTATCTGATCCAGTTGGATCCTTTTCTATATCGTGATTTGGTCCTATCATTTTACACTTTTTAACTTTTCACTTTACTCATTATCATAATTATGGATAAACGTCTCCTAAATCCCCATCTTTAATTGTAGGCTTTGTATCTACTCCTGGATAAACATCATCATTAACAACAGCTCCGCCTCCTGGTCCAACTGGCGACTTTCTACCAAATATTTGATTTGTTCCAAGTACTTCAGTAGTTCTATTATACACATTTTGGCCTAATGCGGTTTCAAGTTTAGTCTGTAATTGATTAGTAAGATCCCCAATTATTCGGGATGGAAGCCTTGCTACACTTTGTAAAAAGTTTTGAGCTCTACCTTCAAGTGAACTTGCTAAACCTGAAAAAATACCAAGTGACTGATAATCAGATTCAGTTGAGGCTTCCGATTCTTCTGAAACCCATGCTGCTCTAATTTTAAATGATGTGGTAAATGGTTTATCTTCAGTATACGCTTTAATTTCAGTAGATCCTGCGCCGCTAAGTATCTCTGAAAAATCAAATTCACAACGTTGCAGTCTATATTTTAATTGATGTAGTCCATCTTCTAAACTACCAGACTTATTATTAATATCCCTAATTTCAAATAGCGTAATTGTCATATCAAATGTTCTAAGATTATCTGGTAAATTATAACAAAGTCTATCAAAATCATAGATTGCTCGGCGATATGCTTCAGCAAATCTAAGTAATGGTTGTTGTATTGTATCAAGACAGTTTATTGTAATCTCAACTTTTTTGTCTCCTTCTTTAACTCTACTTGCAGCTTTCCATAATTGATCTACTCCCATAATAGATTGAAAATACCATGGACTCTCTTGTAATTGTTTTAATAATACTTGGGCATCTCCTAAATATTGAAAATTCTTTTTTGTCCATGGAGAACCGTATTGATATAACCAATCAAGAGCTGACCATTCAACCATAGCATATTCACTCTCATCAGTAGTTGCCTCCTTTGGGTCCTTAAATAATGAATCAAAATATAATCCATCGTTTGATGCTGTTTGTTGATAATTTGGTGGAAAAAAGTCCAAATCAAAGGTCAGGAATATTGGATCCTGTATATCATTAACCGAACTTTTTACAAATTGCTTCCATCTTCTTGGTCCATTTGTTGTAAAATCTACTGCCATAATTATTGTTTATTTTCTACCTTTGGTTCAGGTACCCAATTTTTTCTGCCTAAAATCATTGTTGTTGTAAATTTATATTCTGGGTCTTGAGTATTATAATGATAATCTATACTCTTTACATAATAGGTATCGCTTAAATATGTATCTAATATTTCAGCTGATGCTCTACTCTCCATTGGATCCTCAGACTTTTGAGAATCACCAGGTTCAGCCAAATCATTTTGTACTTTATCATGACTCGTCTGTTGAACTCTTGTAGAAAATATATTTACTTTAACTCGGCTTCCTCTAAGTATATTATGATTAAACCCGGGCAATTTAACTAACAGTGCATTTTTATTTGATTCAACTAAATTATGATTATTTAATAATTTTGCAAATTTATAATTTGAATGAGCATTATTATAATCAGTTCCCATCCATTTAACTACATCATTATCAATATAATCTTGTAGATCTGGAAGTTGATATACACTTACTCCATCAGCCGACGCTTCAGATAGAGGTTCAACAAACCATGTGTTAAGTGGATCAGTCTCTCCGTGTTTATAAATGAAAATTCTTTTTCTAAAACCATTATTTTTTAAAATATCTCCATTTTCGCCAATCATTGAATATTGTAAAATTTTCATTTCAGATGATTTATCTCCAGTTGATGAATTAGTTAAAATGATCTTAACTGTTGCATCTGGCGATTGTATAATATTTCCATTTGCTGCTCTAGCCGTATCAATTGTGTCAGTTGATATTGCTGGATATCCATCTGATATTTCTTTATCGTCACTAAACTGTTTAAACTGTTTTTCAACATTAATAAAATTAAGTACATAATATCGATCAATAAAACATTCAAAAAAAGACTTTTCATTTTTATATGAGTGATCAGTTACCTGTTTAATAAATGATTTATAATTTAAGTTAGGATTAATCCACGTCATTTTATCATCTGTTGTATCTTCATTTGTTGCAAAACCTAATCCTAATTCTTCTGCTATTTTTTTTAGTGCTTGTGCTGAAGTTAGTCCATTATATGATTTAATAAAATTACCATTCAAATTTGGAACATATAATTCACCAAAGAAGTCATATCTGGTTCCTCCAATACCTAATGGTATTGAATTGACATTTGTTATTAAAAATGATTGAGAAAATGATTTTAATTTTGGATGACTTTGCGCAACAAATGCAGTAATTAACAAATTAGTCCTGGGATATGTTCTTGAAGTTAGTGTTCCCAGCGTATCAATTACAGCTACGTGAATTGTAGGTATAATTGAATTCATTGATACTGACATTGATACTATATTCTCTGGAGCAATAATAGAATTTCCAATTTTAATTAATGGAAATTTTTTACCTAATTGCTGAGCATAGCCAGCCCTTTCACCATCCCTAATATTTTTATCCGAGTCAGCGGTCTCAAGATCAAGTACGCTAATACTCGGTGGAGTAATCTTTGGCTCAAGAGTTTGTATAATCAAATCTTTAACTGCTGCCATTAACCAAATATTTTATTTTTTACCAAGGCTGCTTGTAGCTTAGTCCTAGAGATCGGATCAGGGCAGTCCTCCTTTTTCACTGAGGTAACATCAGCACCAAAAACAATCTTACCATTCACAACTTTTACTGAGGTGTCTTTGGCTATATTAGGAGGTGCGACTGTTGCATTTGAATTTTTTTGTAAATAGTCAAGTCGCATTTTATCCTGTTTAGTTTTTGGAGAAATTAATAACGCCTTTTTCTTTTTTCGGGTAGAAGTCTCCCAATTATTGTTACTTCCATTAATATTAGCCGGTTCAGTTAACATTGCTGATAATACTCCACCGTCTGGCGCTTTAATAAAATCATTAATATCTAATGAAAATGGATTGGATATTCCATTATACTTAAATAAAACACACATAAATGAGGTAGTTTGGTATAGAATTTTTGAGAGTAAGTCCCCTCTCATCTGTAATCCATCATCCACTATAAAACTTTTACCTTGATTTACTAATACTCCTTTAAATGAAACGCTACGGCGAGTTAGGTCAATAACAACATCACCATTTGTTTTTGTAAAATTTATCTTATTTCCTAATATTTTTAAATCTATCATATTATATTGATTAGTTTTTACCGTATTGGCGTTGATAGTAAAATAATAGTAAACTATCATCAAGCGATCCTTTATTAACTGATCCAGTAGTTACATCCTTTAACTCAGAGTTATTGTATACTCCATAGCCAGTTAAAAATCTATTTCTAAATAGTTTAAATCTATCTTGAGCTTTTCCACCATCTACCTCTTTAAGACTTGCGTAATACTCCTCAAGCGATGCGTTTTGCTTACCGTCAGGCGATGCTGCAACTTCATTCCATAATTTATTATTATCCTCACCAAATGTATCATATGCGCTGGAAGTTCTCAACATACCTGAGGTTAATTTAGTTTCTCCAAGATTCAACATTCTTTCAATTGCTGTTTTATCTCTAGGTTTTCCCTGTCTTAGGGTTACTCCAAAACTAACTCCAGTTGGAAAATCATCAGGCCCAAGTTCTTCATCCCATTTCATGTCAACACTTGTACATAATAAATCTCCCATTACAAAAATTGGATTAAGCGGATTACCTACAACAATATGCCATTCGCCAACTGGTCGATCCGATAAAGCTGACTTAATTGAAATAAGCTCAGGAATAGCTTTTCCTAATTTGTCAGGTGCCATTAGACCAGTTTGAAGACCTTTGCCTATTGTAGATAGTAGATTATTTTGAATAGCACTGCCTGCTTGTTCTAATGCGCTAGACATACTTGATAAAATTGTACTAAATTGATCAGAATTATTTCCAGTATAACTTGTTCCCCAACTTGTTAAAATTTTACCAAAGGCTTCAGTAACTGGTGGACTTAATTTTAGTCCAGTTTTTGGAAAATATCTAGCAAGTTGACCTAAGAATTGAGCATCATTATATGTCAAATTAATAAAGTTTGAAATTAAGTCTAGGGCTACAATCTTTGGGCTCATACCATTAAATGATCTAAATGAATATTTAAAGTTTATAGTAAATGGAGTAGTCCAATTTTGATTTTGCATTCCTCGGCTACGTCTGCTTGATTTATGAACTGCGTTTACTGGACCATATATACGATTCCAATATGGACCAGAGGTTGAATCATATAGCGACTTTTGATATTTTTGCATTTTTTCATCAAACCCGCTTATTTGCTGAATACCTTCATCTGTTCCATTAATTGTTGCATACGCGGTTTTTAAAGTTTGCGAAAGTGCTTTGCCTGCGGTTCCGCCAGTTGCTCCTTCTAATAATCCAAGTAAATCATTAAGTGTTACTTCATTACCTGTAATAATTTGTTCGCTAACTTCAACCTCAGTCCAAGTCATATCCCATTTAAAAACTCCAATATTACTTAATGAGTTACCGGTGTCACTACCGAACCAGGTAACTGCTTGTGCAACTGGTAATGCATTACGCTTTCTATCAGTTTGCCCTAATCTTAATGAATCATCAATTGGAAACGGATATCGACGTAATGTTATTAATCGGTTATTTGGAATTTTGCCATAATCTTTACAAAACATAAAATCAGTTAGCGAATACGGCTGAAAACCAACCGGCGATGCACTAGACTTTGTTGCTCCCCATTTTATTAAAACTGGGGCAGTTGGATTAGATAATGTATTTTCAATATTTGATTTAAAAGCACGAGCTTTTGCTGAGTCAGCGCCCTTACCCTCTTCATATTTAGCTAAGGCTGCTGTTATCTGTTGTTTACGTCGAGTATTACTAACTTCGCCATTTTGTATATTTTTAAGAACCGTTTTCTTTTTAACCATGTCAAAAATTGTCCCAGCTACATAATCAGTATCTGATTTTAAATTAGATGAAAATCCAATAAAGTGACCCTCTGGATGATACGTCGAACCTGAATTAAGTGCTGAATATTGAAATACTGAAAACTTATTAAATATTGAGCTTACATTAGTTTGTAAAAACCCACTTGACTCTGGTGCAGGGGTTAGTGCTTTAGTTAATGCCTCAAACCCTGGTTTATTTAGTTTTGCACTATCTGACAATGTTTCTAAATAATTAACGCCAGCAAATGCTTCTGCTGTCATTAATTCTAAGCCAAAGGTTGGATTTATTCCAGGCATACTATTAAACTATTTTTTTATAAGGTTATTTATCGACCTAAATAAAAAAAGGAAGATTGTGAGACCTTCCTTTTACTAATATCAATAAATTTAAGAATTATTCACCAATTTCTATTTCATATTTAAAATTAGATGCATCAGGTTTAGTTGGATCAAACGGGTGTTTAGTTTGAACCCCATTGCTAATTGTTGACCATGGCGTAACTATTTCTATATTTTTTGGATAAAATGGTAAAGTACCCCATTTTGCCTGAACTCTACCATCAAACGGTCCTGCATCTTCAATTTCAAAATCATACCGAGTTTCTTCCTGTTTAGCTTCATCCCAAATTGTATATTCGCCGGCAATATAAACAGTCCTTAGGATAAGGTCAATGTCATGAATCCCAGCATTATCAAAATAGGGCTTCATTTCATATGTAATTTTAACTGTATCAAAACTAATATCTTCAATCTCAGCAATAGTATTTGCTAATCCTAATCTACTTAATCGATCTAATTTTTCTTTATCTAAACCTGCTGGTGAAATCATAACGGTCTTGTAAAAGTCAACGTCACTATCATACCTTCTAAATTCATGCTCTAAATAGTCCTTTCCGTAAAATGCTTCAAATAATTTTATACCAGATTTCATAATTAATAATTTGCAAAAGTTCCAACAAATCTACTTAGGTATCTTTTACCGATTTTTTTGCTTTCTTGAAGCTTTTCAATTTTTTCAATATTATCAATATACAAACCTGGAACAACTACTAAGTTTTGTCCGTGAAACTCAACTGGATTAACTAATTCAACTTCAATTCGGTCAACATCAGGTTCATAACTATTTTGATAGATTTCAGTAATGACCGCTTCTTGGCCATCTACCATTTCAAGCAAATCATTTTGCATTTCTTCCACATCTATGTGAATCCTAATTTTGTCACCTACTGAGAGCTTCATTGTTTTTGGTTTATATTTTTTACTATTTATTTTTTAATTGTACATTGGATCGAGATCCGGATTTGGAATCATCTTCCACGCCTTTTCAGCTGATCCATTTCCACCTCTAGCTAATTGAACTTCTTCTGAATTTCCCTTAACCACATTAAGTGCATTAATATAGTCACCACTATCCAATAGATCTTGTACCATATCTGCATCTTCTTCTGATAATTTAGCTCTATACACAACTGGATGGCGTTGGCCATTAAATCTGCATCTCATTTGCATCATTGCTAAATTACCGCCATACTCCTTTTTAATTGGATCGTCCTTTGACCCATGAGATGCTAACCCTAACCTATGTAGTCTATCAAGCTTATCTGCATCAGCCAAATCCGGTTCCTTCATAAATGACTCTAACCCATGGCAATCAGCTATTCCATAATACCAATTTGAACCAGCAGATACTGACTCTTCTAAGGACTCATTAAATATACTGAAAGGTTTAACGTAATTGTTTTTCATAATTATCCCCAATTTTCTTCTAATTTACTACCACATGAACACATATGGTCTTCATTAATATCATGTGCTTCATACATTGTACCACATTCATTACATGAATAGTTATGTGAACCTTCTTCAAAGCTCGTTTTATGTTGAGCCATTTCTCCCATTAAGAAATCTGCAACTTCTTCAATATCATCTTTTGACGATGTTACATGGTCTTCTGCCCAATTATGACCATTTTTTAATAATTGATCAACTTTCATTGGATCCATTTCCAGCATAATGTTAATTAAGCGTTGAATTGTTTTTAAATTACCAAAGAACATATAGTTCTCAACTTCATGATTAGGAGCATGGTCCATTCCTGCAGCTTGTTGTGGAATGTCTAATATGTTAGCTTGATGAGCAACCTCTGTATCTGGCTCACTGTGCATAAAGTTTTCAAATGTTTTAACTAATTTCATTTTTATAAATTATTTTGTTCTTTTATAAAATCCGCAAACCCAAGAATGGATGAAGATTTTTTTGTTTTCTTTTTATGATTGATTTTTGGTCCAAAGTTATCTCCTGAGCCTAATGTAGTTTGAGTAGGTGGTGTAATTGGCCCCATTGACCCAATTGAGCCTGGGGTTTGAATAGCTACTCCTGGCGCAGATACTTCACCGTCTTCGCTAACTTGTTTTGGCTTCTTTTGATCAACGACTGATGTGTCTAATATAAACATTCGGGTATAAGCGTCAGCTTTCATTTCACCTTCTCTACCTCCAATTGCTTTGCCGATAACCTTGCCTAAACCATTAAGGCTTTTTGCATAGATTGCATGTAAACTTTTTCCAGTTGCGGCAAACGCTCTACGTGCTTCAGTGTCTGGACTACCACCGTCACCAAAAACAAGCTCCATTAGATCTTGTGAAGCTTTTCTAAACTTCATTAATTTAGAATCATCTGCTATTTGTTTACCAGTTACAGGTAGTGCAGTTCTTTCGTATAATGGCAATTTCTTATTAAAGTCATAGTGGATTCCTTTATACTTCTTGGTATCAAAGTCTTTACTTTTTGCCTTTTTAAGTAAGTCAGCTTGGATATTTTCAACAAGTCTACGCAAATATTCTTTAGCATCTTCTGATACATCAGGAAAACCATTAATACTAACCTTAAGAGCATTGGCTTCACGATTAATATCGTCTTCATTAGTCCACATTGTATATTGAAATTGAAATATTCTACGAATTAATGAGGCCACGTTTTTATTTACATGAACCCCTGATAATATGCTAGCTAGGGTTTCTTTACCTAAGTCTTTCTCAATTTTATTCTTATATTGAGTATTTGCTGTTTCAATTCCTGAAATAACTTCAGCTGGCATATCTTCTGACATTTGATCAGCTGCTTCTATATTTGATAAAATTTCAGTAGCTGCCTCAGTTTTGTCTTCGTCTGTTTGTGCTGCTTGATATTTTGAATATGATTCCTGAGTTTTTTTAGCAGGTACCATAACTTTTAATGAATAGATGTTAAGTAATTCCTCTTGAATCTTTTTAACCTTTTCGCTAATTTCATTACTAAAATCAGATTGGCCAGCCTCAGATTGCTTTGCATAAATTCTTTCAACTACCTGAGTTCTGGCTGCAAAGGTCATCATTTTTTGACTTATCTTCTCAACTTTTTGAACATTAATTTCAGGTTCATTAAGTGCAGCAGTTAACTCTTCACGAAAAGTTTTTAATTCAGTTTCCAAATAGGCAAAATATAGATCTAGTGCTTTTTTTACTTCTGGATCTCCAAACACTTTCATAAAGTCAGGCTCACTCAATTTAGCATCAAGGCCTTCTTCACCTAAACTAAATAGGTAATCTAATAATTGATTAATTTGAGCAGTTATATCAATCTTTTGGTCAGATCCTTGATCTTTGTTATTGGTATAATCTTTAATCTTAGCAATTAAGCCATTAATACCTGAACCTATTTGAATCAAGTCAGTTTCAAGAATTAGCTTCTCAAATATTGATAATCGTTTTACGTTTAGAAACATATTACTTTTGTTGCAGTAAATACTGAGTTTTGTTTGTTAAGTCTAAAATTTCATCTACTAAATTATATAATTCAGAGTCTTTTTCTTTTTCAAAAATCTCGCAAAACGTTCCACGAAGAGCTTCTTGAACTAAATTAAAAAATTCAGGTCTAGATAGGTCATAGTCATATACCATAATTGCAGCTTCGCCAAATTTAAGGTGTTGTGAACCGTATTTACCAGCAATTGCCTCTACTAGTGTATCCATTTGCTCAATGAAAGTTTCGTAAAACATTCCAAAGTGACGGTGTTCTGTATCATACCCGGTTTGCCAGTGTATAATTTTAGCTTGATCAGCTATCTGCATAAGAGATAGCATAAAATATGAAATTGTATTTTCTGATCCAGTTTGTGGTTCGGTTAAATCTTCTAGTCCAAACATTACTTTTTATGATATTTTTGAGAGTTTTGCCATTTTGAAAAAGGCGTCACCCAGAAGTCACGCTCAATATTCTTTTGTAAAAAATCGTATACATCATTACCAGTTGGATGCTGCATAACCGCATTTTTTAAAGGTTCTTTACCTTTTCGGTAGTTATCAATATTTTTAGCCGTCTTTTCCATAGAGTTATTTATTAGCCGATCTAACTCAACTTCCAGAGTATCCGGCTAAAACTTTATCTGATTGTTAAATATAAGTAATTAATAAAACTGTATGTATTAATGAAGTTTGAAGAATTAACACCAGAGGATATTTCAACATTGTCCGAAATCTATTGGAATAAGGACATAAGTTGGGATAATCGAATGATAGAATTGAGCCAGTTTCTTAATAAATCCGAAAGAACTGTACAAAAGTGGTTAGCTAAACTTGGAATAACCGAAAGTTCAATACAAGAGTCTCCGCAATTAATTAAAGCTAGAGAACGTAAGTTTAATAAAAAGAAAAAGCGATTTATCATCACCTGGGCTCAAAATGATACACCAGCGCATGAAGAATTTATATCAAATCTTGAAAAGTATGCAGAGCACATTAATGCAGACATTCATGTAATTGCTGGTCGATATAAAAACCCAACTTCTGTATTTTCTGATAAGAATTATGAAACTTGGGCTGAAAGAATCGAAACTTATCTAGATGCAGGTCGTCATGAAGTCCATAAACACATGTGGATCATGTCTGATATTAAGATTCAGCCAACTTCAGTTGATCCAATGACTGGTTTACAAGGAATGAGCGGTATTAATTCATGCGTGTTTGGGTCGCCTAGAGTACATCTAGAAACAATTCCAGTATTGGAAGGCAATCTTCCAAAAATGATGATGACCACTGGAGCGTGTACAGTTTCTAACTATACTGACTCAAAATCAGGTAAAAAAGGCGAATTTCATCATACGCTAGGTTTTGTTGTTATTGAAATAAAGGACGTAAATACCTTTTTTGCCAGACAAGTAACCGCAACCGAAGATGGAAATTTTACTGACCTTTATAATAGAGTTGAATATAATGAAGACTATGAAACTAGTGAAATTAGTCGAGTAAATTCAATTGCAGTTGCTGTTTTAGGAGATTTACACTATGGCCAACACGATCCACGAGTAATTTCTAAAACCCTAGATCTATTTAAGAAATTAAAACCAGAAAATGTTATTCTACATGACGTATTTGATGGACTCTCAATTAATCATCATGAGATAAATGATCCATTTATGCAATACCGTCGAGAATTAGACGGTTCAAATTCTTTAAGAAAGGAAATTGATGCAATGTTAAATGGGCTTGACGATTTTAAAGAATATAATGTATCAATTGTCCGAAGTAATCATGATGACTTTTTAGATCGTTGGTTAAAATCTACTGATTGGAGAAAAGCGTCAACCTTAAAGAATTCTTTAGAGTATATGGAATACAGCGCCCTTTTATTAAAAGGAGTTGCACCAAATGGGGTTATTCCATATCTAATTAATCAAAAATTTCCTAAATTTAAAACCCTAGGAAGAAGTGATAGTCTTGTAGTAAATGGTTGGGAATTAGCTCAGCACGGAGATGTAGGTTCAAACGGTTCTCGTGGATCTTTGCTTCAATTTCGTAAATTAAATACTAAAATTATTGTAGGTCATTACCATTCGCCTGGGCGTAGGGATGGAGCACTAGCTGTCGGGACCTCTACTAAACTAAGAGTTAACTATAATGTAGGTCCAAGTGGATGGCTCCAATCACATGTAATCATTCACCATGACGGTAAGGCTCAACACATCAACTTCATTAAGGGCGAATTTACAACCTTAACATAGACAATTACATAGACACTCTGTCCATGCCACATAAAAAAAGCTCTAATAATTAGAGCTTTTTTTATGTGGCATAAATTGATTATAATTTACCCCAGCCTTGATGAATCATACACTTAAGTCTATATGATTCAATTAGTGCTAAAAAATTAAGTAGTTTTTTCATGATTCTATTTGGATTATTGGTTCTGGTGTAGAAAATGTTACTCCTGAAACTATTTCAGTAACTGCATCAGTTATTTGCTCATTTACACTTTCATTTAGTGATTCAATTAAGTCTTTATTTAGATTATAGAATTCTGAATGGATTTGAGATGGGGATGCTTCTTTAAATGCTGCAAAATCTCTGTCCTTAATTGACTTTAAGATTGAATCGCCAACTGTTGTTACTGGTAATTCAATTAATTTAGTATCGCGTTTAATATTTAGGTTTCTAGATCTCTTTTTTGCAAGTTCTAATTGTAGTGCTAGATCTTTTATTCTACTGGGTTCAGCTGCTATACTTAGCGGTTCAAATCCTGGTTTTATTGCTTTTAGGATCGTTTCAATATTTCCATCTTTTATCATTACATGACCGGCAATATTTTGTTTATCATGTGCAGCTAATTTAGATAATGAATTGTTTAGAGTTTCTTTCTTAAATGGAAACATTTTTCCAGATTTTCCAGGGTGTACACATACAAATAGAGTAGGTAACCCAGTTTTTTCAGTTAATAATTTTGCACTTTTAAGATGACCTTTATGGATTGGTTGAAAATTTGATATTAATAGATTAACCTTTTTTACTTTACGTTCTTCATTTTCAGCAACATCATATGTTTCAAAATATCCGGGAGCCTTATCATCTCCAACAAATTCGCTAAATGAAGGAAAATAATTTTCAAATAATTGATCGCCCATTGCAACTTTTGAAAGTTTGTCAATTTGATCAATTAAATTAGCTTTCATTGCATCAGTAAATAGAGTTGAATTAACTTTGATTTTCTTTTTTCTAAAAATATTAATGAATATTCTGTAAATTTCTTTGTAATTAGGATTCTTACTAAGTATATCAATTACAGTTGGATCATTAATTAGTTCTGGATTAATATCAAATTCAGGTCTAGTTAAAAACTGAGGTATTTGAATTTCTAAATCGTTAAATTTATCTCCATATTCCTTAATGAACTCAATAAAAAGGTGATTAATTAATGAAATGAATCGCTCATCTGCAGTTTCTCCAGAAATTGTGAAACTTCTAAGATCCGACATTCGGTAGCTTTCAATAAAATTCATTAAGTCAGTAACAATAATCCAAACATAATCATCGCTTTTCTTTTGAAACTTTTCCTGCGGTAGATTCTTTGCATTATCATAAAATACTGGATCAATAATCTTTGCTAGAGTAGACGAATCTCCAATTGGGTCCTCTTCATCAAAGAATCTAAATACAATTTCACTAATTTCCCTATCACTTAATTCAGGTTGAGCATTTTCATCAACTATTGGATTTAATACCGATAGAATATGTTTGCTAAATGATTGAGTTTTAAATTTCTCAGCAAGCATCGGTAAGTTTGTAAATATAAATTCTTGAATTTTTACCTTTTGCTCGTCATTTAATTTTCCTTGAAATATAATAGAAGGCGGGTTAACTCCAAGTACTCCAGCCCATTTATCTAATTCCTTTTTATCATGGATAAGTTTAGAAGTTTGATAATTTTCATCAAGTACTTTGATATGACTTAGGGTCAACGGTATTTCTTTGGCTGGATTATAATCCATTCCAAATACATAATTTTCAGGTATTGAGGTTACATTATTCCGAACATTTTCAAAATGTCTAATGCCCGGCTCGTAGTACTTACTAAGAACTCGGTCGATGTAACCAATTTTGCTGTCTTTTTTAAAGAAGTTAAAGTTATTCTGTTTTGCATCTCTTTTGGCACCAAAATAGGCACCGTCATTTTTTTCATTAATGATAACGGTCTTATTAAGAAGATTTTCTAAAAATTCTTTTCCACGTTTTTCATAAACATCTCTTAAGTGTGATAGTCCTGCCATATTGGTTATTTATTAGGCTCTATTCCTAATAATGCATAGCACTCTTGATTAAAGGAATTGACTGAGGCTTCATCAAAACTATTAAAAACAATGCTTAGTTTGTTATTTTTAGCTGAATTAGTTAATTCAGTCACGGCTAACTCAATTAAATGAGCCATTAATCTTTGTTCTTCTATTGTTGAATGAGCTCCATCCCAAGTATCTTTAACTCGATCTGAATCGCCGGTTTGGCCAGCTACACTAACTACTAAAGTTTTGGAATTTGAATATAGAGTAGTATTTAATAACTTTAGGAATTCAAGTTCAGCTTTATTTCGGCTTAATCTCTTTCTTAGGATTGCCCAAGTATATGCAGATATGATTGCTCGGTCAAATATCCAAATTTTATCTTTGTATTCAGGCCTAAGATTCATTTCCATAATGGTCATAATATTACCTAAACTGAAATAGTGTAAACTTGGATCACTATCTAACTCTACTAAATCTAGAGTTTTAATGTGATCTGCGAAATAGAATTTGTAATATTCAAGCCTTGGGTCATTACAGTTTTCTATAAATTTGTTAATTAAGAATGTTTTGCCACAGTGTCTGGCGCCTTCTACAAATAATATCATATTAATTTTAATCTTTCTGTTATTGAAAATTCTTCTAGGGATCGAGCCGTATCCCAATCTATTGTAATTACTCGGCTTTTATCAATAAAAATAAAATTAATATCGATGGTAAGCCCTGCATCTAAGAACCATGAAGTATATTTGATAATTTCCCAAAGAGAATCTTCATATATTGTAATTGAATCAGCCTCAGTTTCTCTAATTAAGTCAATTGCAATCTCTGCTTTATCGCCTTCTCTTCCTAAAAAATAGGTCTTTTCAAACCTAATCTTATACTCTGAAAGTAGATCTAGAACATTAGGTTGGCATGCTTTAACTCTATGAGTTATCAAATAATTTAAACCGGCTGCTCTAGCTTGCTCAATAGTGTTAGCAATACCGCAAATATTAAACTTTCGGTCAAGTGATTCAGTTGAGTCAAACCATTCGTATGGGCTCTTTCCTTTAGCTTCACTACATGTATAACTGGGAACCCTAAATAGGGTTTCATCAAAATCGAATATATTAATGTGTTGTCCTTTTTCCATGGAATATTTTACTGATAAATAACCTAGTAGTTTTATCTAATATACTAAATAATGAGCAGATCAATACGACATACCAGAGAATACAATGGAAACAGGTACAACCTGGTTAGAGATTGTGTGCAAAACCAGAGACCTTTTGTTGTTTACAACTTTACCGATCCAGATCAATATAATAAAGTCTTAGCTGACCTTGATTCATATGGAAAATTAAGTTATGTTCTACAAGTGATACACTCAATTGAAAGTGCAGGTTATAGAATGAAACGAGCTTTTCCAAGTATTTTTGTTACTAATCATGGTACTGAAGTGACAGACGATGAATTTAAGAACATGGCAAAAGGTTCAATAAAGCACTATAACTTAGATTCAATAGTGTGTCTATATGATGGAGGTGTATCTGTATTCTATAAGAACGGTGATAGCCATCCACTTGGTGATACCATTTATGCAAGTACCACAATTACTGACTTTTTATCTGACTTTTATCAAATAGAAGGAGTATATTATTCTTTCGTTAGTTAAAACTTAACTAAGCTTTTTGATAGAATATTTAGATGGAAGAACAAACTCCCCAAAAAAGAACAATTGCTGAAGTATTCAGAGAAAAGAGAGAATCTTTCTCTGGAGAAATTTATATTGGAATCAAATTACTTGAGAATATCCGAAAGATACCAGAAGCTCAAGTTACCTTCCTAAGTCTACGCCAGCGATTATTAGAAGAAAACCATACCCTAATTGAGCACTTTACTCAATTAAAAAAGACGTATCGCGAAAAGAAAGGTGAAGAATGGGTTGATGCTTCAAAGAATCATCAAATCCGATATGGTACTAACGAAAAGAATACGATAGTTGACGGTAAAACTGCAACAATCAAAGAAAAATTAGAACAGATTGAGAATCAAATTGCGTTTTATGCAGAATCAATTAAAACAACTGATGCTGTTCTATTTGGAATAAAAACAAGATTAGATGTCCAAAAACTATTAGATGGGCATTAAAATTACCAAATACTTTGTTAACTTTTAAATTAACGGATGACCGTCAACACCTACAATTAGTTAAGCACGAAATGAAGCGCGAGCTTAAGGACTTGCAACTGTATTTTAGGAAGAGACAAAAGGGCTATCATTTTAATAAGCTATACAAACGAAAATTATGGGACGGTTACGATAAATTTATTGATGCTGACCTTAAGATTGGTGTTGGTTTATGGAAGGAAATTATTAATTTTGGCAAGAAATACGATTACGAAATAAACATTGATGGCTTAGAGGATCTACTTAACCTATCATTTACCAAGGACCAATTAGATAAATTTGCATCTGTACTATTAGACGGTTTACCAATTGATGCATATGATTACCAACTTGAAGCAGCTCACAGAGCTTTAAAATATAAATTTTGTTCTCAGGAACTTGCAACCTCTGCTGGTAAAACTCTAATTTTATACATTTATATCTCTTTCCTAAAACGTAAAGGAATTATCACTAAAGATAAAAAAGCCCTAATTGTAGTTCCTAACATTTCATTAGTCGGCCAAACTGCCGAGAAATTTGAAAAGGATTACCATACTGGCCTAATGAACTATTCAGTTTTAGCAGTTGGGGGTCAAAACAAATATTCCGAACAGAAATTTGAAGAGGCTGATCTAGTTATTTCAACTTATCAAAGTTTAAAAAACAAAGAACCTGAATTCTTTAAAAGATTTTCAGTTATTTGTATTGACGAGTGCCATACATCAAGAGGAGCTTCAATTAAAGATATTTTATTGGCATCAACTAATGTTGAATATAAACTTGGACTTTCGGGTACAATTAAAATTGAAGAACAATATTCAGATTTTTTTAAAATTCAAGAATTTTTAGGTCCATTAAGTATGACTCTTAAATCAAGTTTCCTAATTGATCAAGAACACTCGCCAAATGTCTATATTAAAATGGTTAACCTAGAATATCCGATAACTGAACCATTTGTTAGAGAATACAAAGCTCTCCGAGAATCCGGTAAAGCTGGTAAAGAATTATTTGATGCAGAACGTGCATTTATTATTTCATATGAGCCTAGAATTGAGTTCATTTCTTCATTTGTTAAAAAACTTGGTGGTAATACCTTAATTCTATTCATTAATGTAAAGGACCAATATGGCCAAAGAATTTGCGATAAGATAAAAGAGTGGAATGAACATGCATACTATATCGATGGTGGAGTTGATGGTGGAGATCGTGCTGACTATAAAGAGGCAATGGAACGAGAAGTAGGAGCCGTCATTGTTGCAAGTTATGGTACTTTTGCTACAGGTATTGACTTAAAAAGGGTCAATCAAATTATTTTTGCTGAGAGCTATAAATCAGAAGTTACAATTCGTCAAGCGATTGGTCGAGGCATGCGTAAGCTTGCTGGAAAACATGAAGTTACAGTATACGATTTAATTGATGACCTTGATGGTTATATTGTAAAACATGGAAAGGCTAGGGAAACGATTTATCTTAAAGAGAAATTTATTGTAAGCAAACACCGATTTGATCTAACTAAATTTATAGGTCGATAAAAACGAAGAACCTCCCGGATAGCGATATCGAGAGGTTCAAATAGCCGAGGCTATTACGGTCCTAAGTCCGTATATTTTTAATCTTCTTTATTGCTTAACCATGTATAGAAGTATTCTTCAGCATTCTTTTCAAATTTACTAACTCTAGCAGTTATTGCTTCCATGTCAACTTCCCATTGACTTAACTCTTTTAATACTGAATTAAGGTGATTTCTAAATCCTTCAATAGCTTCTTTTAATTCAGTAATTTCACTAGATGCATCAGTTAATCCTAATCTTACTAATCTAGCATGGCGTTCATTATTTTCTAATTCAATTGCCTTCTCGAACGTACCATCTTCTTTCATTAACTCTTTTTCACTATTATATTCATCACAGCGCTCTACTATCTCATTTCGGGTATCTTCATCATCAACTGGTGGAGCTAATAATAACCAGCCACCGCTTTTACCTCCCCAACTAATATCACCAATCCATGGATAGAGACTATATAAGTCGTCAACAAATATTTCACGTTCATCATTAAACCAAACCCACCATTCGTCATCAATTGCTTCTTCTGGCATATCAGGTTCGCCAAGCATTAATCTAACTTTCTCTGAATCTGGCCAAGCGTGTATCTTTACATCAAGTGCAAAATGATCCTTGCGCCATTGCCTATTCTCTCGATTCCACCAATAGTTGTTTTTTAAGTCAGTCCATTTTTGTTCAACTGCATGAATTAGGTCGGGAATATCCGCTTCAAAACCAAAATCAGTAAACAACTCTGCATATCGAGCGTATAAGAATGGATCCTCTGACCAGTGTTTGGCCTCATTAATAAACTGTTGGAATCTTTGTAATTTCATTAGTGACTAGCTTTACTTATTTCAATTGCTTGTAACTGTTTAACTGCTTTTTCTCTGGTTGGATGTGTACCTAAAACTTTAGTACCTTTCTTATTCATAACAACCCAGTTTTTACCACGTTGTACAATTTTCTCATTAATTTCAATAAATTCGCCAAACCTAAATACTGAATTTTCAGCTAACTGTAATTCTAGTTGAGGTTGAGCAACTGGTTGTAATTGATTAACTGCATTTGTTGCAATAGATTCAACTTTATTTACAATCTCAGTAACCTTTGACTGAATCATTTGAAGTTTTTTTACTTGCTCTTGGTTTAAGGAGGATGAATTTTCTTCAACCGTATAAAGATATTCAATAAATTGATTCAGCTGCTCCATTTGTGTTATATTGATATTTTTGATGAGATAACAATTCCCAAAATAAGCTTTGCATAAATTAGTCTAAAATGAATAAACGTAAATATTAAGTTTGCATCAGTTTGAGATAACTTAATTATTCCCTTTTTTAAATATAGCTTATTTATAGTATTTACAAGTTCTGTAACTTTTGAAATGGGTTGATTTGATACAAGGCTGCCAAGTACTTCATTAAATACTTCTCTGCTTAATGCACTCTTTGGATCAGCTACGCCAGTCAACCATTCGTCGGTTTCAATTGAAATATTACGCTTTACTAATAAATCTTTGGATTTTAATCCACGATCTATTTGTTTTGATATTTTATCAAGTTTTTTAATAGAGCAAGCAACCTCATCAATCCAAAGTAAATCTTCTTTAAATATTGAAATTTTTGACTTTATTGGGCTACCATTATGGATAAAATCAATTACAGTTGGTGATTTAGAGGTTCTAACTGGTTCAAATTCATCATCAAACATTGCTGCAAGAACCGGAGAATTAGCAATTTCCATAGTAAATTCATCCCTAAATGGGAAATTTACCAAAAATGGATAGGTTTGATTAATCAAGCGTTCGTCTTTAGTGATTTCTTTCACCGTTCGTTAACTTTTAGGTTATTTATTAGTATATTAAACCAAAATATGCAACGTCAAGTATAACAAGATATGTCAAAACAACTAGAACAACAAATAAAGTCACTCGATTTAAAACAAAATGCAATCAAGATCTTGATTAACTCATTTTATGGTGCATTTGGTAATAAGTATTTCTATTTTCATAATAATGAAATTGCTCAATCTATTACGTTACAAGGTCAAGACTTAATTAAATTTTCAATCAAAGCAATCAACCACTATTTTCAACAAAAGTGGCACCTCGATACAGAACTTCACGAGAAATTAGGTATTTCCGGTAAAACCATTAATAAAATTGAGAAAGAAGCTGCTGTGTACACAGATACTGATTCGGTTTATGTATGCTTTGATTATGCGATTAAATCTATTGAAGATTTTAAATTAACTGAGACCGAATCCCTTGAATTTTGTTTAGCAATTAACCGCCATCGACTTAAAAATTATTTTGAACAGGCATTTGAAAAATATGCAGTTCACTTTAATACAGATAACCGCCAAAATTTTGAACTTGAAAATTTATCTAGGTCTGGAATTTGGTTAGCAAAGAAAAAATATATTTTAAAGGTTTCATATAAAGATAATAAGCACGAACGCCTTTTAGATAAAGAGTCATTAATTATTAAAGGCCTTGAGGCAATTCAAGCCTCATATCCAGTTTGGGCAAGACAACATTTACAAACACTTTATTCCTATCTACTTGATATTGGTTATAATATTGATTTAGAAGGCGATCTTATTCCAAAACTTGCAGCATTAAAAACTGAATGTGATGCTTTACCGGTTGAAGAAATTGCATTTAACTTTTCAGTTAGAGTTTATGAAGACTATTTAAAAAGTTTAGTTCCACTAGTATTAGAAACTGGAATGCCAATTTACGGTAGGGCAGTTGCCTATCATAATCACTTAATTAAATCAACCAACAATCAAAAGTATCCTTTAATTCGTAGTGGTTCAAAAATTAAATTTTATTATGCAGCTAAAAATGCATATGATTTTGATATTTTTGCCTATGCTCCAGGTTCTTATCCTGAAGAAATTGCTGTACCTATGGATCGCGATCAGCAATTCTTTAGATTAATTATTGAGCCAATCAATAAATTATTGGTTGCAATTGGATTTACTGAGTTAACTCCAAAATTAACCCGAAAAATTGAAGTAGTTAAATCCAGAAGTCGCAGCAAAGATTTTACTCCAGAAGAAACGTTCCCACTGTATTCAGTAAATACTGAAACTTTAGAATATTGTGAAATTCCAGAAAGTTGTCAAGCATTTATTGGTAACCCAGATTTACAAGTACCGCCAGAATTATTTACAACCTATATTTCAGCTATTTCTAAATATGGTTTAAATACGGTAATTGTTCCAAAACATGAGCTTGCTAAATATCGAGACCGAGTTGCAAAGAAAAAAGGTCTTGAAGTAAGTGATCCATTTGCAATTCCAATTGAAACAATGCAAGAATACTTAAGAGCAAATGGCTGGTCTGAGATAATTAACTCGCCGAATGGAGGTTCATGGTTACAAACTGATAAGTACGAAAAGGCAATAAAACAAGGCAAAGACTATTACAAAATGGGATATGACTTGGAGAAAGCTTACAAAAATGCCACAAAACCTGTAAATCCAAAAGCGGCAAAATTCGTAGTACATGAAGATTGAAGAAATAACCGCATTCATTGAAACACTTTTACGTAAAAGATTTCATGATGTTCCAGAAAAACAAAAAATTGATGGTGATACTGGCCGTAAATTAAATTTTGCGTGTCCAATTTGCGGTGACTCTGATAAAAAGGTTGCTAAGAAGCGCGGTAACCTCTATTTAGATACTGGAGCCTACAAATGTTTTAATGATGGCTGCATGGCATACATGACAGTTGGAGAATTTGTAGCACGAATGAGCAAGCAGCATGGAATAATGTTGCCAAGCTTTATTTTAGAGGATGAATACAAACCAGTTCAGGCAAAGCGAACTGAAAATCAATTAATTCGATTTCTAACTTCTGATACTTCACAATTAGTTAAAATAACTGATGTAATTAACCGATTTTCTTTAAAAAGACTTGACCTAGTTGACGAAGCTTCTACTGCATATCAATACATAAAAGGTAGAGGCCTTAACTTAATTGAAGATTTTGGAGATTGCCTCTATACTGACTCCTCCGATAATAAGGTTTATATTTTTAATTTTGATAGACGCTCAGGTAAGTTATTAGGCTTTTCAATTCGTAATCTTGATCCAAATACTGAGCGTAAATATATTATTAAATCATATACTGACCTTTCTCAAATATTTTCCCAAAAAGGTTTAACCAAAGAATTAGTAGAGGATGCAAATTTTCTAAATAACTATTTTAATATCTTAAATATTGATTTTAGTAAACCTATCCGAATGACTGAGGGCCAATTTGACTCTCTATTTGTAGATAATGCAATTGCAACTTCTGGAGCATCAAAAGCCCGCAGTATTTTTTCTAATCTTGGAGCAAAAGGTGCAACCCAAGTCTTATTTGACCGAGACAAGGCTGGTAAAACCCAAATGATGAACTTTATTAAACAAGGTTATTCAGTATTTTTATGGAATAAAGCAATTGGCGACCTAAAAAGAAAATTTAGTTCAATTGATGACCAAGTTTCATTAAATAAAGTCAAAGACATTAATGATCTATTTTGCTATATACATGATAGGGATTCTCAATATTCACTTAAAGAATTTAACATTTGGCTCAACAGCTATTTTAGCGATTCCGTGTTTGACATGGCATACCTATAAATAACTGTATGAAACCTAAAGAACCAAAGAGTATAAAGACATTTTTAAAACCTAGAGCTGGAGTAATTCGTCAAGGTTATTTTAAACCCGCACACCCAGAGAAATATTTAGGAGATCCTTCTCAAATTATATTCAGGTCAAGCTGGGAATTCAAATTTCTTAAATGGTGCGATCACAGCCCAACTGTTATTAAATATTCAAGTGAACCAGTTGGAATTCCTTACTATTCTCCATTAGACAAACGTGGGCATACTTATTATATTGACTTTTATATTACAACTAAGGATAATGATGGTAATGAACAGTCTTGGCTAATTGAAGTAAAACCTGATAAGTATACAAAACCACCAACTGCTCCAGCTCGAATGACTGACAAGCAAACTGCTAATTATGTATATGCTGCAAAGCAATATATTGTGAACCAGGCTAAATTTGAAGCAGCTAAAGAGTTTGCATTAGTACGAGGTTTAAAATTTGGCATAATAACCGAAAACTTTCTGTTCAAATCAATATAAAAGATATAAATGAATCAATTAGAGAAATTAAAGGATTTTTATCAGAATGGAACAGACCCAGAGTTTAGTCCAAATCCAAATCATATATTTGGGTCAAATTCATCAAAAACCTTTTTAATGCCTGGGCATTTTTATACCCATTTAGAACTTGACCCAATTAGCCCTGATCAGGTTCCAACTTGGGATGAATATGAAATGATGAAGAACCCATCAACCAGAGAAAATTCGCTAATTGAAAGGTACCCAAAAGTTAAAAAGCCATTTTACGATAATCGTCCAATCTTTTTGGCACTAAGTACTGACGGCTTTGGTTTAAATGTCAAGCTAATGTCACAGCCTTTACGTAAAAAGTTTATCAGAATGTATCTTAAGCAGGTTGCAAATTTGCTTGATAAATGCTATTCAGATGGAACCTTGATTGATATTGATAAACGGCTCAGAATGAGTGAACTTTCTGCCTTTTATCGAGTTAACTTAGACTTTATAAAAGCTGTATCGGGTTTACCTGATATTAAATTCAATCTTCTGGTGAATAAATACAATAGAGAAAAGATGCGAAACTTATCATTAATAGATTGGAATGATGTTCCTAAATTACACTTAGCAAACTATTCAACTGATGAAATGATATCAGCAAGATCAAGTTTTTCACTCTTTGAAATAAAATAAAACAAATAAATGGCAGGATTTTTAGATAGTAACCCATTAAGAGGCCTTAGATCAGGTTTAACCGCTCTAAGCCGTTTTGGTATGAAGTACGATGACCTTTTGGTAAAAAACTCTCAAGCAATTGGTTATATTGAAGGTCAGATGACTGGCTTTAATAATGCAATGGGCGATGATCTAATGAGAGCAACTCTTGCCTTATCTGATACAACTTCGTCCTTAAAAAACAAATCAATTGCATTTTTTCAATTAGATTATGTTCAAAAAAGAGAACGCCTTCGTGATCTTGCATCAAACGGTGAAATCGAGTTTATTATTGAGACAATTACTGATGATGCAATTGTATATGATGAAGATAATCGATTCTGTTATCCAAATGACCTAATTGGTGAAATTAATTATCGTGGTAAAAATAAAGAAGAGCGTCTTAATTACCAAGAAAAGGTAATTGATAAGTATCGTGAAAATTTTGAAAAGATTTATAGTGCTTGGAGTTTTGACCGAGGTATTTCTGCATGGCAGTATTTTTATCAATGGTTAATTGAAGGCCATTTGGCTTTTGAGATCATTTATGATAATTTGTCTAACCCAAAAGATATTATTGGATTTAAAGAATTAGATCCATCTACTCTCTATCCTGAAGTTAAAAAGGATGCAGCCGGTTTGATTTATCTACAATGGGCCCAACGCGATCCATTAAATAAAATGAATCGTACCTTAACCGACTCTCAAATAATCTATATTTCATACTCAAATGAATTCCGCACAAAGCGTGTAAGTTTTGTTGAGCGATTAGTTAGATCATTTAATCTACTTCGTTTAATTGAACATTCTAAAGTTATTTGGCATACAATGAATGCTCCAATTCGTTTAAAGACGACTGTTCCAGTTGGAACCAAGTCAATGCAAAAAGCAAAAGAAGACATTAGAGAATTTACAAATACATTAAAGGAAGATATTTCATTTGATGGTTCTACTGGAGAATTAAGTGTTGATGGAAAACCTAATATTCTATTCTATAAAAATTACGTTCTTCCAGTAAATGATCGTGGAGAAAAAATTGAGATTGAAGCTCTTGAATATCCTGGCCCAAATTTATCAGGTTCAGAATTATTAAAGTACTTCCATGATAAATTAAAACTTGACTCTAAATTACCTTATTCACGTTGGTCCGAAGGTCAAGGTGCATATACTATGAATGCTGAAGGTATTTCACGAGAAGAGATCAGATACAATAAATTTGTAAAACGTTTACGTTCTGCCTATAAAGAACTTATTACAAAACCTCTTTATTTACAAATGTGTTTGGATGTTAAGGATCTTAAAGCCGATCACAAATTTGCAAATGCCGTTGGTATGGTATGGCATGATGATAATGTGTTTGAAGAAATCAAGAATCAAGAATTATTGAATAAGCGTCTTGCAACCTTAAATTCAATGAAAGCTGTAGTTGACGATGAAAACAAACCGTACTTCTCAACAGAGTACCTAATTAAGGAATACTTAAAACTAAGTGATGAAGATATTGACAAGAATCGTAATTACTTAGCTGCCTTTGGTCAAGCAGCAGAAGCTGCGGCTGGTGGAGGTGGAGCTGCTGCGGCTGGTGGTGGAGCACCTGCTGCTCCAGCTGGTGAAACTGCTCCAACTGGTGAAACCTCTTCTGAAGTTGGAGCTAAAGGACAACTTTAATTTTAATATAGATGACTCAAAAAGTAACAGTAACTGGTGGAGCAGGTTTTATCGGCTCTCATCTAGTTGATCTTCTCTTACAGGAAGGTTATGCAGTAATAGTAATAGACGATCTGTCTAGTGGAAAACGTTCAAATTTACCTAAGGGCAGAGTTGATCTTAGAGTCTATGATATTGCAGATGATCCCAAGAAGATTGCTACCATCATTAAAGGTTCTGAATGTGTATTCCATTTAGCCGCATTAACTTCAGTACAGGGATCATTAGAGGATCCTAAACCTTATAATCAAGTTAATATTACAGGTACAGTTAATATGCTTGAAGCATGTAGACTTGCTGGAGTTAAAAAATTCGTATTTAGTTCATCAAGTTCAGTATATGGAAATACTTTAAGTACTCCCACCTCTGAACAAATTGAGTCTGACCCAATTTCACCATATGCTTTAAGTAAACAAGTCGGTGAACAGTATTGTAAATTATATTCGCATAATTACGGAATAGTTACAACTTGTTTAAGATATTTTAATGTATTTGGGGAAAGAACCAATCCAAAAAGTTCATACCGGTCAGTTATTCCAATCTTTTTAGAAAATTCTAAACTTGGTAAGAAATTACCAATTGTAAATGACGGTAATCAAACCAGAGATTTTATTCACGTTAAAGACGTTGCCAGAGCCAACTTCTTAGCTTTATCATCTAAATTTCTGCACTCAGTTATTAATATAGGCTCAGGCAAATCACTTAGTGTTAATCAAATTGCCTCTATGCTAGGAGGAAATACTGAATCAATTGGGTTTAGACTTGAACCAAAGGTTAGTCTTGCTAATATTGATAGAGCTGATTCAATATTATCTTGGAAACCTGAGATTGATTTTGAAACTTGGATTAAAAGCCAGAATAAATAACTTTAATTAAAAATACTACTACATAATGGACAAATTTGTTAATTGGGGAGACGAAACTCCTGAACAAAAAGAGATTCGTCGTAAATACGAAGAAGAAATGCGAGAATTCGCAATTAATAAACATATAATGGAAGCTCGTCAAGCCAGTAATCAAGCTGCAAATGCGGCTGTTGCTGCTGGTGGTGGAGGTGGAGAAGTAACTACGACAACTACAACCGCTGCTCCTACTACAACAACTACAACCGCTGCTGCAACTACAACAACTACAACCGCTGCTCCTACTACAACAACTACCACAGCTGCTGCAACTACAACAACTACGACAGCTGCTGCAACTACAACAACTACAACCGTTGCTGAAACTACAACAACTACAACCGTTGCTGAAACTACCACAACTACGACAGCTGCTGAAACTACAACAACTACGACAACTGTCTAACTGATATAACAAAAAAAAAGCGAAGCATATGCTTCGCTTTTTTTGTTAAGTATAGTTAGTAAATTAAAGGTCAAACATTGTTGCAAATGCAGATTTACCATCTACTTTAATATCTAGGCCTAATCCAACTTTATATGGATCGCCGATATCGTCTAGCGTAAATCCATTAGCTGTTATTTTATATGGTTTAGAAAAAAGCACATATTCATTAATTTGGTCATTTGCATCTTTTTCCATAGGTTCAAGACTTGAAAATTCAAATTCAAAAAGATATTTCTCAGCATTAAATCCAATATCTTCACCTAACACTTCACCTGGTCTGGTTAGTAATACCATCCGTACTTGCTGAAGTGCATTTTCAATTGAGTCATTTGATTCAAATACCCCTTCTTGATAATTTGGATCGCCTGGTGCTCTTAAATAAAGGTCTTTTCCTACTGGTTGAATCATATATTAATTACCATCTTGCAAAATACAAGAAGTCGGCAGTATTTTCACTTTTCATCATATCCATAACTCCAGCTAATTCAGCTTCTGCTTTGGTTACTAAGTTTGTATAATTTGGTTTTATTCCACCTGGCAAATTATAGTCAAACGTGGTAAGTAAATCACCAAGTCTTAATTTAGCTTTTGCTCTAACGTATCTTTGAAATACTTCATCATTGTATAGATCATCTGCTGGAATCTTTTTAGCAATATGAACTACCATTTGAGAACCCTTTGGAGTTCTTCCAAGAATTGCTAATTTTCTGGTATTTTTATTATAGTCGTATGCAAATGTATCAATTGTAAAACCTTTAACCAGGTCTAGAAACGAAAATATAACTGTACGATACATAATTGACTCTCCAACAAATGGAGTTAGGAACATTTCTGATCCAATAAATTTATTATCCGCAAAGTCTAAATCCATTGTTCCAAACATTGAGGCTCCACCTTTTGCTTCCATTACATTATGTACAAATCCTACACAATCAGGTAATTGAATTGAACGGTCAACTTTAAATGCTGGATTTGTAAATACAGTATTTGGTATTAGTAAATATCTTGGCTCAACTGCATGTTTCCAATTATCATAAAAATATCTTTCAGCAATTGTAATAATACGCTTAATCTCTTGTTCAGGAATAGAATATGGCAATGCTTTAGCAAATGTCAATTCATTCTGTACATCTAATATTAATTCGTCTAAAGTCATTTAGTTAAGTAATTTTATGCAGCCTTAGCTGTCTTTGCCTTTTGTTCAGCTTGTTGTTCAATCTGCTTAATTTGAGCTAATAGCTTAATCTTTTCTTCATCAGTGGCAGCAGCTGCAACCTGCGCCCTAAGTGCTTTTGTCTGATTAATTATATCAATTTGTGCTTGAGTATCAGTAGAGCTCTCTTGAATAGGGGTTTTAGATACCTTTGTATAATCAGGTAGAGTAATTTTAGGATGAGTTAGGTCAGCTCTTTTTACTTGGTCTATTGACTTTTCCTTTTTAACTGGCTCTGCTGCTTTTACGCTAGTTGCCGTCTTCGGGTCACTAAGTTTTCCACCAGTTTTAAAGTCGTTGAAATTTAAAATTTTGTTACTCATAGTAATTGTTTTTTGTTATTTATCAATTGTTGGTTCGCCTTGGTATTTACCGGAATGAAATTCTTCAAATCTAATAATTTTATAGATTCGTGGATTTGATCCAATTGGAGTTGTATTAGCTGTCATATCTCGTCTTGAAATAGGTTGACTTGATAACCAGTGAGTTGGTATTCCACCCATACTGATTCCAGTTGGGCTGGGTTGAATATTCCGGTCAGTTTGTTGATTAAACGAACTTGCTGGAACCGTAACTTCACCAGATGACATTTTTGACTTATTCATAGAATTATCTAATAAATACTTTTTTAAATTCCTCAGGACAATTTTCTAAATCTAAAACTCGACATTTAATTTCTTTAATCTTGTTTTTTACAGATTTTACTAATCTATGCTGGCCGTCTAAAATATTATAATATTCATTTTTATACTTAGATATTATAATTGGGAAATCAAGGTTAGCTGCCTCAACTCTAGCTGGATCTCTTTCTACCTCTATTAATAGATGTTTTAATTCAGTAGTCGGTATTTCAACAACTGGAACTTTTTCATCATCTAAAAACTCTATAATTTGATTAAGAGTTACTAGTGTTCCATCTTCTAGCTGCCAACTGGTTTCTGCTCCAGCTTTTGCATATTCATCAGAGGGAATATCATCACCCTGGCGTAATTCTTCTATAAAATTTCCATATGACTTTACATATTTCATATCCATATGATTATTTATTCCCGGTCCAGCATAAATAAAAAAAGCCCGATAAACGGGCTTTTAATTTAAAATAAGTAGTATTATTAATAATCAAACGTAGCCGTATCGTCTTCATCACGTATTACATGCCTGCGTTTTAATTCATTACTTTGGCTATCTGGATCTAGTGACATTCCTTCGGCTTTACACTTTTTACAATGATACCCTGGGTAACCGTCATATTTAGTTCCGCAGTTTTTACATGAATATATTCCTCTAGGAGTAGGGTTTGATATTTCTGGATCTTTTGCAAAGTCTGAATTTGCTGCAAGTTTTGCCTCTCTGTCCAAACCTCTTAATTTTCGGTTAGGGTAATATTTATTAGCTATTAAATCTTCCTCTGACTCTTCTACTGACACACTAGCAGCAGCTTCCATCATGCACTCAGTCATATATGAACCGCATTCGTTTAAATAGTTTTCATAAGTATGCATTGGGTCAGCATCTTCATCACATCTTTGAGCTTCTTGGATTAACAGTTCTTCGCATAGTGCTTTAATTGCTCTTTTAGCTTCTTCTGACATTGCTAAATTGTAACCTTCTTCCATAGGAGTCCAGCATTCATTTACAAAGCTTTCAAAAGTTTCAGCAACTTTACCTTCAGTATCCTTTTTCTTATTTTTATTTAGCAATAGAAAATCCTTTTTGGTTAATTCGCCATTTCCGTCTTTATCTAGGAACTTTTTCTGTTTAGCACTAAGCTTTTTAGCAGCTTCATTCATTTTATCGCTAAACCTAGGATCTCCTTCTGGCGCATCTTCTAATTCCCATTTATCTTCAAAATCGTCGTCATCTGATTCAACATAATCAATCTCTACTGGAATAGAATATTCGTGTTCACCATGTTGAGCAGTTAACATTCCTTCTCCATCATAATTAAATTGAAGCTCTAATTCTTCACCACTCTTAGTTCTAATTATAATCATTGCATGGTCATCTCCATGGCCAGACATAGATACTATTTCAGGTTGAGTTATTTCATCGAGAGTGTCCTCCTGGATGTGAGGGTTTGAACCTATTCTATCATCAGGTTTATTCATGAACTTAGGTAGTCGATTTTTACCAAATTTTCCCATTGTGTATGGATATTTTTAATTATTTATCTGGACACTCTACTGAAACTACGCCCTTTTGTGAAACTGCTATGCCTGCACAGACATTAGCAAATTGAATAGCTTGGATAATATCATTACTTTTTAGGTATTCAACCACCAGACCAGCGATAAAGCTATCGCCAGCACCAGATACGTCCTTTACTTCAGTTGGGTTAAGTGGATATACTTGAGTTCCATTCCATTTAGCTCCATCTGCTCCAAGTGTAACAATTAGCTTATCCATACTGCTGTCAATGAAGTCCTTATCATGTGCTGGATTCTCAAACTCTTTTTTATTAATTTTAATGAAATTAAAATCATTAGCCCACCAACCTAGCGGTTTTTTAGTATCAATGAAACTTAATTTAGCGTGTCTTGCAATCTTTTCTAAGGTTTCTTCAGTTAGGAACCCTTTATTATAGTCAGACACTACTACAATATCAGCCGCTGTAATTTGATATAGAATTTTTGAATCAAGCGAACCAATTGTAAGTGGTTCAACTGGCCCATCATTATCTACTCGTAAAAGAATATAATTTGAATTAATATCAACAAATCGGTGTTTAGTAATTTTTCCATTTGCTTGACCTATAAAATCAACATCAATTTCCCAATTTCCAGCAATGCTTCTGATATTTTCATATACATTACTTGCCATTCCACCATTTGTTTCAATATGGTTTGACTGAAAGATTGGAGTTGGTGCTTCTGGATTAAGTCGAGTACATTTGCCATATTCAAATATGTCAATACAGGCTTCGCCTATTACAAGAATTTTTTTCATGCTATTAAATTATTTTTGGCTATTACCTTTCCACACTCGATACGAATCTTCATCCATATGAGTGGTTGAAACTTCAAATATTTCTCCTTCAAACACTGCTTCAAGTTGATGAGGTTGTCCGGGTAACTGCCGAACAACATCACCTGCCGTAAGTTGCTGCTCATGAACTTCTGCCGTTTCAGTATCAATCCATCTGTATATGAATATGCCAGAGTTAACATACCAAGTTTCATCCTTAAGCAAATGATAGTGCATTGAGAATTTACAACCTTCGTTAAATTGTAGAATCTTGCCACAGTACTTATCGTTATTTTCAATTATGATTTCTCTGCCCCAACCTTTTGGAACTTCACAACCTTTGCAAACTGTTGGTTTAATTTGATGGCCCATCTTCTTTTGATTTTTTTAAGTAGTCTAAATATGCTGGAACACCAGTATCAATTGTCCATGATGGCTTCCAGCCAGGTAACCATTCATTTTTGTTACTTATTGTAAAAAATTGATAGCCGCTAGGAATTATTGATTCCTCAGTGTATTCAAATGGTATTTGCATTAATTGCATAACTTCTTCAAACGATCTAGACTCTCCACTACCTACATCAAAATGATTGCCTGCAAATTGCTCGTAATTCTCAAGTGCATGTAAGTTTGCAGACACAATATCTTCAACGTAAACAAAATCTCTAGTTGGTTTCTTTGGAAATAGTACAACCTTTTCCCCAGCTTGGATTTTTAACCATGATTGATATGCAACTGATGCCATTTTACCTTTATGCTCTTCGCCAGGTCCATACACATTAAAATATCTAAGTGCAATTCCGCCTTTTGCTTTTACAATATCTTCAGCCGCGTATTTACTCCAGCCATATAAGTTAGACGGATTCTTTCCATTAGTTCCATAGTTTGCAGCCGATGATGAGTAAATCATTTTACAATTTGCCATATAACAATATTCAGCTAATATTTTAGTGGCTTCATAATTAAGATTCATCATGTAATTTACATTCTGTTCTAGTGTATCAGAACATGCTCCAACATGAAATATTACATCAGGCGATAGGCTTGCAACAATATCAATTAATTGGCTTTGCCAATCGTCAACCACCATAAAATCATTAACGTCTATTCCATAAACTGTCCAGTTTTTATCTAATTTACTAATTAGATTTTTTGCGATAAATCCCTGATCGCCAGTTACAAGTATCTTCATTATTTAAGTTGTATTATTGATACTGACTCAACTCCTCTGTAAATTAAAATAGAGATTGTATCATCAACTGTTAGTTTAAAAAGACCACGACTAGAAAAGTCATTAGATAGTTTGGTAATTTCAACTGTTTGCACATGCTGTGGTGCATTAGCTTGCATATGACTAACTTCTAGTTTATTATTCTTTTTTTCAAAGAAGCTTACTACTGTTAGCAGTATTGATACTACTACAATAAGACTTATCATTACAAATATTAGGCGGTTATTCATTTTATTTAATAGTTAATTTTGTGTCTTTAGCTTTATGGTTAATTACTAGGTGGTCACCATCTTTAATGTTACCATCGATATATGCTTCCGCAATAAGATCTTCAACATGAGTTTGAATAGCTCTTTTTAATGGACGAGCTCCAAATTTATGATCATAGCCTGCTTCAATTAAAAATTCTTTTGCGGACTTTGTTAATTCAACAGTATAACCATTTTCCTTTACTCTTGAATAAAGATCTAATAATTCAACTTCAATTATTTGAGCAACATCCTCTTTCTTTAGGGACTCAAAGATAATAATATCATCTAGCCGATTAATAAATTCTGGTGCAAATTGTTTGCTAACCGCTTTTCTTAAAATACCTGATGCTAATTCTTTTTGTTGTTCAAATGGAGTTGATGATGAGAACCCAATACCTCCACCAAAATCTTGTAATTCCTTAACTCCCAAATTTGAAGTCATAATAATTACAGTATTCTTAAAATCTATTTTTCGGCCAAGACCATCAGTCATATGGCCTTCGTCCAATACTTGTAATAAGGTATGGAAAATATCTGGATGGGCTTTCTCAACTTCATCTAATAAAATAACTGAATAGGGTTTACGTTTTACTTTTTCTGTCAGCTGTCCACCTTCTTCATATCCAACATAGCCTGGAGGAGCTCCTATTAATTTGGTTGACGTAAATTTTTCTCCAAATTCAGTCATATCAATTCTGATTAGGGAATCATCTGTGTCAAACATAAATTTTGCTAACTGTTTAGCTAATTCAGTTTTACCAACTCCAGTTGGGCCTAGAAACATGAATGTACCAATTGGGCGATTTTTAGATTTAAGACCTGCTCGTGAGCGTTGAATTGCTTTAGTTAATTTAGATACTGCTTCAGATTGCCCAATAACTCTTTCCTTTAACCATTTAGCCATAGTTGATAGTCTTTCAAGTTCTGAACCTTTTAGTCTAGTAACTGGTATGCCTGTCATAATTGCAACAACATTTGCAATATCTTCTTCTGATACAGTTAATCGATTAATCTTTAATGATTCCTCCCATTGAACTTTCTCATCATCAATATCTTTCATTACTTTAAGAGCGTCATCTCTAAGTTTTGCAGCAGCTTCATACTGTTGTGCATCAACCGCTTTTTGTTTTTTAGCACTTACTTCAACAAATTTTTCTTCTAATTTCTTAATTGCCTCTGGCACAACTACTCCATTGATATGAACTGCTGCACCAGCTTCGTCCATTAAGTCAATTGCTTTATCTGGTAAAAATCTGTCCTGTAAGTATCGGTCACTATATGCAACGCATGCATCTAATGCTTCATCCGTATACTTAACAGAATGGTGATCTTCATATTTAGATCTGATATTCTCGATGATTTGGCGTGACTGTTCTAAGGTAGATGGATTTACCATAACCTGTTGAAAGCGGCGGCTAAGAGCACCATCTTTTTCAATTGATCCTCTAAATTCGTCTAAGGTAGTTGCACCAATACACTGAATTTCTCCACGGCTAAGCGCTGGCTTTAGGATATTTGCAGCATCTAATGATCCGCTTGCCGAACCTGCTCCGATTAGGGTATGAATTTCATCAATGAATAGAATAACATTTGGATTCGCCTGAACCTCTTCTATTATTTGCTCCATGCGCTCTTCAAATTGACCTCTATATTTGGTACCCGCTACTAAGTTAGCTAATTCAAGAGTTATTATCTTTTTATCAAAAAGAACTCTTGGACAAGTTTTATCAATAATCATTTTAGCAAGACCCTCAACGATTGCAGTTTTACCTACACCAGGTTCTCCAATTAGGAGAGGGTTATTTTTCTTTCGCCTTGCCAGGATTTGACTGCATCTACGTATTTCTTTCTCTCTGCCAACAACCGGATCTAATTTACCCTCTAGTGCAAGTTGGGTAAGGTCTTTACCGAATGAATCAAGCATTGGTGTTTTGCCGGTTTTACTATTGTGTTTTGCCATATATGTATTGTAGTTATTTTATTAGTCCCACCAGCCGCGTAATCCGCTACCGTCAAATTGTTTTTGCCAATTATCCCATGCCGCTTTATGTTCAATATCTCCATCAGGATCCTTTTCAAATTTTGAATAATCTTGACCCTTTATTAGGTGCCATAATTCGTTCCATTCTTGCTCTTCAATTTCACGAGATCGTGCAAATACTTTACGATTATGGTCTCGTTCTTCTTCCGTGTTGTGATCTACTAATTGAGAATATCCCGGCTTATCTGGAACATCTTCAAATTCCCATGGATGATGTATGGTTTCGCCTAATTCAGCCTCAGCCATTTGGATAAAATCGTCAGCTATAAAGTGTTGCATAAGTTCTGAAGCACGCTTCATTGCTTTAACCTTTTTACCTGAACTGGTTTCTTCTTCAATACCGTCTCTTTCAATTCGGATTGCCATATTATGGAGCGCAACCTGTAATAACGGTAATACTGCGTGTTGACCGCTCCACCATCTATAATCCCAGACAGCTTTGCGAAACATCCACATATTTTTTAAACCTCTAGGTAAATCATATCTGAAAAAATCCCAGGTTTTCCAATACCAACGTTCTCTATTAATCATTCTTTTAAAACTATCAAAGAATGTATCTGCAAATCCTACTTCCATACTTAATCTATTTGTTTTTTAATTGTATCTGGAGTACTTGAACTTGGGCTAGTTACCGGTACTTCACAATGATGTTTTTTACATGAAACTGGTACCCTTAATGTATCATGAATAATAACCTTAGTTTCAATTCTAATTGTATCATGCTGGATCGGGTCTGCCTCCAATATAACCTTAACTGACTGAGGTTTAAATACAGCAAATGCTGTACCAGTAACTACCAGTGCTGTTACTAGTATAATAATACTAGCACCAATTGCGAATAACCTATTGAACTTGTTCATCTATTTTAGTAATTAAGGTTTTTAATGAATGTTTGACATTATTTCTAAAACTGGCTTCCATTTCATTACGTCGGAGTTCAACTTCTTCAATAAAAGCATTATATAAAGTTTTATAGGTTTTTGGTGAAAGGCTAATATTATAACCGAAAACATGATTAATAACAGTAAGCTCATTCTGATCCATTATTATTAAAATATGATTCTCATCATTTTTAACATAGTGTTTGCCAAGTACTGGACTAATTAACAATTCGCTATTTGACAATTTAATCATTTTTTTAAAAACACTAGCCGCTTCACGTTCGCTATTATCAAAGTTATTTGACTTAATTGTAGTTGGATCAAGCGCTTTAGCTATACGAAGCGCCAGTAGTTGAGATAGCCTTTTAAATCTATGCATTCGACTAATCTTATTAATGATTTTAGTTTGATTTGAATGTATCATAAGGTTATTATACTAAATATTAATGAGGCCTGCCAAAAATAGATTCAAATAAGTCAAGATTAGTTTTTTCAAGACAATATTCAACAAAATCAGTTGAGCATCTCATTTCCTCAACACATTTCCAAAGACTTGGAATATCATAGCAAATTGGATTACCATCTTTATCCCAAGCCTGATTTGGATCTTCGGCTAAGTCATCCCTTTCATAAATAAACCAGGAAATCCAATCTTCGGCATCCTTTCCATAATACGCTCTAAGTAATAAAGTAATAGTAGCACAATAAGAATCCTCATAGTCCATCAAGTCAACTCCTAATCGATACAGAGTTCTACTTTTATCTTGTTGATCCTTAATTTGAGTTATTATCTTTTCGAATACTTCCAGCTTCATTTAGAATAATTTTAGATTGATTTTCGATTCTTTGAATATACTCTTCTATTACAACTTCCATTCCGGACTGAAGTAATTGAGTTAAGTCTTCTTGCGAAGTAACCATGCCCATTTGCTGAGCTGATGCTAATGCTTGAACTGTTTGAATTGCACCTTCTTTTGCAATTTGTTCAATTAAGCTAAGTTCATTATTTTCCATACTGTTCTTTATGTTGTTTAATTTTTTCTTCTAGTAATTCCAAGTCAAATTGAATTGGCCCATATTCAGTATCTGAACAATCAAATACAACTTTATCATCTACTATTTTAAGATAAGCATTTCTGCTGTATTTTGCATCTTGCTCAGTAACTATTGTTTCGGTGCTCATAATAAAAAATTTAAGATTTTTTCTTTAATTCCAGACTGTTTAATACCTTCTCTAGATTTTGGAGTTAATACGAAATTTTTAAGGCCCCATTCTCTATCACTATCTCCCCAAGTTGGGTCAGTATATGGAGCTCCCATATTAAGATCGTCAACTGCAACCCAATGAGTAATCTCTGGATGGTCAACTAAGTACTGTCTGATCTCAACTGCTCGCGTTTGCTCAAGATCCCATTTTGGACTCCATACAAATACTGATTCATTATGCCAATCGCATGCACCTAAACTAGGAGTAAATGCAATAGGTTTCTTAATGATTCCTTTTGATTCATAATATTCTCCCATTTCTTCTACTGTTGCCCAACGGGTCCAATCCGAACTTACTACAATCTCAGCATTAGTTTCTGCAATAATCTCATTAAGAATATCAATAGCCTTTTGATTAAAATTATCAAATCTGTATTCTACTGGCATATTTGGAGTTTCATCAGCTGACTTTATACCTTCAGCTAATGCACGTTTTTTGAATCGCCCACCCCATTCAGTTGCTAAGCAAATAACGCCATCATGATCAAGAAATATTACTTTCATTCTTCACGTGATTTATCATGTCATCAGTTGCTGCAATCAACTCAAAGTCCATGCCAACCAATCCAAATTCAGGATCAGTTTCTAATTCTTTTCTTAATGCTTCAAAATCAGCTAAGCTAGGTTCTTCAAAATAGCCGCAAAAATGGTAAACAAAAATTGAGCCGTCCTTTTCATCTTTGGTAACTGCTGCAATTCCATGGGTAATGTCGCTTACTTGTTTTTCAGTGTTCATATTATTTAGAGGTATTATTTTTATATTTTTTCCATTCTTCTAGATCTCCAACCAGTACATAAACTGACTTTTCAGTTCTAAACTTTACAAAGTCAATATGACCTGCTGAATCTAGCTGTTTTTCAAGTATTTCAGTTACTTTAGTTGTAAGCCAATAATCTTGATCAGAATATGACCGTGCTGTAACTGAGCCGACTAGTATTGAACAGCCAATAACTGGCTCACTACCAACAACTTCTTTATAGCTGCGGTCCTCATTCCAGGCAATTGCTTCAACTCGAGCTCCCTGTTCTTTAAACTCTTCTCGACCGTCTTCGTGTAATTTAATTAGTAGTGGCATGTTTTAGTGCAGTTAATCGATTTTCTAATCGGTTCATAGTTTTATCATCAAGTCTTATACTAAGGTCTCTGGTTAATTTACTGTATACTCCAAATTCCAATTCAGAATAGACCTTTGTAAATTGATTTATTAATTTTCTAGCAACTTGGTCTTGTTCACGAGTCTCACATGAGTCAATTACCTTTTCAATCCAAATTGCTACGTCTCCGTAATGTTTACTAGTTGCTGCCATTGTTTAAAGTATTTAATGAATTATTAAATGATCTATTTACACCTAATGCGGCATAATAGTATTCTATGCCATTTTTAGTTTTACGTAAAGTACATGACATTCCTTGCTCTACTGTTATTACACAGGCTTGATGGCCAGAGTCATGTGCACTAATCAATAATGGAACCAAGCTAGTTGACGTAGTTGGTTCAACTTTGCCATCTTGATACACTATCCATGTTCCTGGAGAATTAACGATTGCAATAATTGATTGATCTCTGTGTTTATTTGCAAACTCATAATTTGATTTAATGAGTTTCAATTGATCAGATTCTACCCAACTTATTACAGGTCGTATACCTTTCCAGCTAGTGTCCTTTAACCAGATTCGATGGATTAAATTTGAAAGTGGGTCATCGCATAGTAAATATAATGTATCCTTTGCGAAAGTTGGCTGGACATGATCAGCAAACTGAGTTTGCGCATTTACTGTATTTGATAATACAATTGCTAGTATAAAAATTAGTTTTTTCATTGTTCTTTTAATTTAATTCATTAATCATAATAGTCAAATGATTAACTACATGTTTGACTCCATATAAACGTACCATATCTGATAAGATTAGGCCAGTTCCATGAAATTCTAAATACTTCACAATATCTAACCCTTGATAATTCTCAAGATAGTGTAGTGCTCTTTCTTTGATTGCATCTCTATGGATTGCATCTTCACTAATTCGAAGCTCTATCATATTTAATATATTTGTATGTAATAGTATCGCCTATTTGAGTTCGTGCTCCTACTGGTACAGTATCTTCATTTTCAAGTATTGCATAATACTTAGGTGATAAGTATTCGTGCACTCCAATTGGGGCCTGTTTAAATACCTTAACTACAATATGTTTTTCAAGTATAACCTTTTCAATAGTTGGTTGATTACAACTACTGACAATTGCCAGCAGTATTAATATTTTAAAGTAGTGTTTCATTTTCATTTGCCATTTTTTGCATTGATTCAAATATTTTAGCCAAGTCCTCAACTGAGTCACATGCCCATTGTTTTGATTTAAGAGTAAAGAACCCAGCTTGTGCTCCAGGATTAAATGTCATTTCAACATGAAGCTCTTCCCAATCTTCTGGATTGGTACTTGATTCTTGACTAAAGACTGCTTTAATATGATGAAGTACTGGGCCTTTCATTATTCAACAAAACTTTCAGTCGTCATTTCAATAATACGGGCACGTTGAGAATTTGTAAGCATATTACGAGACTCCCATAATTTTACTAGTGCCTGACCTATTTCACGTTCCATGTAGGTTGTTCCAGTATCAAACAGATCCTCAATCGTAACTTCCTCTTCAAGCTCATGTTTTAACTCTTCGTACATTTGTTTCTTTTCGCGATTTGATAATTCATCTAAAATATCAGAAACGTCTACGTCTACTTCGAATGTTGCCATAATTATATTTTTGTTTAATAGTTATTATTATACTACATAAACCAAAAAAAGTCCCAACGAATTGGGACTTTTCAAAAAAAAAAAATGAAGACTCTTTATGCTGATCTAAATATTAAACCAACGGCAATACCTACAACTGCGGTAACAATAATCCAAAGTAATTTAGTTACTGTACTTTTCCATGATATTAGTTCTCGGTGTTCTTCCAATATTTTAGCCCAATCTCGAGCATCTTCTTCTTTTCGTTTACGAAATTCAGTGTTTTTATTTACTCGGACAATGATTCCATCTTCTGGATCAAGTAATTGCTTTCGGATATTACGTAGATCTTCTTTCATATCGCCCTGAGACGATTCAATATTTTCGATCCTTTCCTGTATTACTTTAAGTTCACCATTTGGCAACTTGGCTTTGATAATGTCTAAGGCATCAAGAATATCATTCATCATTGAATCAACCTCTTGCGTGCCTCGATTTCTTGGAGTACTCATTATGCGTGAACTTGCTTTTTTTAATTAAAGAGTAGCGTCTTCTGCGCTAGCTTCATTTTCAGTTGGTTCAACTTCAATATTAGGCTCAGTATCAGCCATCATATTAGTAGAAAGAGCATTATCAGTATCTCCAGTTTCAGGAGCTTCAGCTGGTGCTGGTTCATTATCATTACCTAGAGGTAATTCTGCCATTTCTGGTGAATCTTGCATTGCTGGTTCAATTCCCATTTCTGGATTGCTATTTGATTGAGTAAACTCTTCAAAGCTTAAAATTTTACTATGGCTTGTTTCCATTTTATTAAATAATTTGAGTTTATTTATCTTGCAAACTGGAACAAATAGAGCCTCGCTTAAGACTAATTGTTATTCAGTTACTGGAATTCCGCAATTAGGGCAGAATTTCCAAGTTGCTTTTTTATGGCGGGTTCCACAGCTTGTGCAATAGGAGCGAATTTCTCCCATTTCAACTGGTTTTTTACTTTCTGGTAAAATTTGCCAAGTACTGGTTGCACAAGTCCATGAGTTAAAATTACCATAGGTATTGGAAAATTGCTGTTTAGAACTTCTACCCTTTTCAACAATACCCGTCTCAACTGAGTTAGCTGAAATGCTTGAGCTGCAGGTAAAGACGCCAGCGCTTCCGTCAACAGTTAACGTGCTAGGTTGATTATAGTAATTGGTTGTAATTGTATTACCATAAAGCATTACCGGAGGTTGATATGAAATAGATTCATCATAGAACAGAACTTCAACCTTACCATTATTTGCAATTGCTAATTTGGTTTGGCTAGAGTCATCAACTTCATACGTTGTAAACTTGAATTTTTTAGCAACATCAATGAATCTTTCAAGAAAGACCCTTTGGCCAGGCCTTAGTACAATACCTGCATTTCCGCAGGCAAGACCATTGATCCAGATTTTTGCTAATACTGATGTTGTTTTTGGATTGTAGAGTTCAATTTCAAAATTTGAACCGTCTTTTAAATAGACATTTGACCCGTAGGTTTTTAGTCGTCCTCTGCCCTTTGTGATGGTTGCAGATGGTTGTGGATTACTAAAGCTTGTGTAAACTGCAGTAGACCCACTAGTTGTGATGTTTTGTTGGTACATAAGAGTTATGTTATTTTATGCTCATCTCATTGTAACCTTCTATTGATTACTCAAGGGCTCGTAAACCCGAGACGAACAGAGCGAGGCTCTATGTTTCCAGTATTATTTAACTCTGATTTACTAAAAGGTTTTAGCGAAAATATCTTTCATCTCCTTTTGCATGGATAACTTGACCCCAACCTGGAGGTACATCAAACGAGCTATGGTCAAACACTAGCCAAATTGTTTTGGTACCCCATTTAGGAGCAGCAGGCAAACCATTCGTTAAGTGACCATCCGTTATAATAACTACAAAATCTGGGCGATCCCGTACATTATCTTTGATCCAGCGCATAACGTCTGGAATTGCTTCAGTACCTCCGCCAGTTCTAACCTTTTCAAAATCAGAAGGTTGAGGTTTTTTAAAATTCTTTAATACAATTGGATCAACTACTCTATCTGCAAATGGTAAAACTGATATTTGTTTTATTTTCTTAGCCGCAGCAATTCCAACGACTTCCGATGCAAATTCTGGAAAAGCCGCAGCAACTGATCCGCTTACGTCAATTGCAACTACTCCATTTTCCAGAGCATTATTTTTAGATTTAATACCATATCTATAATCTCCAGAACCAATTGATCTTCTTGCTGGAAATTTAAAATCACTAGAGCTTGCCAATTTACCTATAAACCTACGTAATTCAGCTCGCCAATCCACAATTGGATCAGTAAGTTCCATAATTTTTTGATATATTGAGCCGCCGCCCTTACCGCCTTTATTTTTATTACGTGGAGTAAGATGAGTTTGAGCAGCAGATCTACTTAGTTCTTTCCATTTTTCTTCATTTATGCCTGACCTATCATCATAACCTTCTTCTTTAGCAATTTTTCTTCCTTCTTCAGGAGAAATTACTTCGCCGGTTCCCCTTCCTACTACTTTACCTCCACTTTTTCCTGCTCGTACGTCATTTCGGATAACGGTTGTTTTCTTTCCTACATTTCCGATACTATCTGAATCAACCATAGGCCCAGACTCAGATCCTTGACCTTCACCTTCTGCTTCTTCTTGACCTTCACCTTCTTGGCCGTTGCCGCCCTTTCCTTTATTTGGTTGGCCTTCACCTTCTTTTTCTTTATTAGAGCCATCTTCTCCAGAACCTTCGCTTTCTCCGCTTTCTGGTGTTTCTAGTGTTTTGGTTTTAACGCTATCTGCGCTTTCTCCACCTTCTCCTCCACCTTCTCCGCTACCGCTTTGATTTGGATTAACTA